ATGGATGGGGACCTAGTCCTTACAGGATTTAATCTAGATGAGATAGAAAACATAAATCTAAATCTAGCAGATCGTGATCGTGTAATAGAAGAAGATGAAGTCCCAAAGATAGATTTAGAAAGAGAGCCATATTCAAAATTAAATGATTTGTGGATATTAGGCAAGCATAAGCTATTCTGTGGTGATGCTACAAATAAAGATCATGTCAAATTACTCATGAAAGAAGAGAAAGGACAGCTAGTAGTAACAGATCCTCCCTACAATGTAAATTATGAGGGAAAAACTAAAGATAAATTAACTATCAAAAATGATAATGTATCTAACTCAAATTTTTATGACTTTCTATTAGATTCATATTCAAGAGTATATGAAAGTTTAGAAAATGGTGGTGGGATCTATGTATTTCATGCAGATACTGAAGGAATTAATTTTAGAAAAGCTATGCAAGACGCAGGATTCTATTTTGCTCAATGCTGTGTATGGGTAAAAAATAGTTTAGTTATGGGAAGACAAGATTATCATTGGCAGCATGAACCCATCTTAGTTGGATGGAAGCCCGGGAAAGCCCATAATTGGTACTCAGATAGGAAACAAACTACAGTATGGAACTTTGATAGACCGAGTAGAAATGATATTCATCCTACTATGAAGCCTTTAAATTTATTAGCTTATCCAATTAAGAATAGTTCAAGACCAGGAGATATAGTTATAGATCTATTTGGTGGAAGTGGTTCTACCCTTATGGCGTGTGATGAACTAGATAGGATCTGTAGAACTATGGAATTAGATCCTAGATATGCAGATGCAATAGTAAAGAGATATTTAAATAGTGGCAAAGAAGATATTAAATTAATTAGAGATGGTAAAACTTATGATCTTTTAGAAGTTAGAGATGAGCTTCTGAAGGAGGAATGAGATGTTAAATAGAGATAAATTAGAGAGGATCGGAATAGATAAACTGGTCCTCTCTGGAATAAAAATAGAAACAGATAAAAAATCTTTATTTACTGAAGGTCAGGGATGGGTTGAAGAGAAATTTGAAATCAAAGAAGAACTCTTTAGCATAGAAAAGACCATTAAGCTTTATGAAAGTGGAGAAATTAGAGAAGTAACATATCTAAGGTTTAATCCTAATAGACTCCTACATGGTCACAATATATATAATGCAAGGAATTTTGAATTAAAGGAATCAATCAATAGATTAATAAGTTTGTTAAATAGCAAGAATATATCTATAGATCTTACTGAAGCCAAAATAAGTGAAATAGAAATAAATATAAACTTAGACCTGACATTTGAAGAGTACAAAGAAGTATTTACTCTTTTATTTCTTAAGCTACCTAAACTAAGAAAGATAGGAAATATAAACTTAAATGAATCATATAAAAAACTATTTTCAGATTCTACCCTAGATGGTGGATGGAAGAATCATAAAGTCAGAGTCTATGATAAAAAAAGAGAAGTAGATGATAAAAATCTTTTAGACTTTGAATTAACTAGACTCGAATGGTGGCTGTCTAGTTCAACATATAAATACTATGCAACTGAAAGATTTAATATTGATAATACCTTAGAAGCATTATTAGAAGATCATAATATTTTAGATAAAATATTTATCGAGCTATGCCATGAAAAACTATTCAAAGAAGCATATAGATATTTAGAAAAAGAATTAGAACCAAACTTAGAACTAAGTTATCTACAATTTAAAAAACAAAACAAATTAGCCAGGGCTACAGGTAGAACACCTAAAAAAAATGTCTATAAATATCTAGAAGATAACTCCTGGATATTTGATTATTTTAATCTAATAGAGATAGTTAAAAAGCATAACAAAAAACATCGTGGCAGAGAAATAGAAAGAATAAAACATAAATATCCTCACTTAAATAACAAAGAAAAATTAAGTTATTTAGTGAGTATAATTTTGCCCCACAAATCCCAATTAGTGGGGCAAACCAAAACCTCTTAATTTTCTCTCTAGACCATATAGATTAAGCTGTTTAAAAGAAATGATGAAAAATAATTGTGACACTGTTTCCCTATATAATGAGGCAGAAAATTTAAAATGATTTATTACATGTTTATGACATAAAATTAAAAGTTGGGGGTGAGTGTCATGATATTAAAAATGAATAAAGAAGATTTTACAGAAATGATAGAAAATGCAGAAAAGTTTAAGATCTCATCTTTTGAAACAGATAGAGGACAAGAAAAAATAAATATACTAGCTAATAGTTATGTCTATAATTTTTGTGAACCGTATTTTAGTGTTGTATCTAATAAAGATCCAGTAGCATTTAGAGAAGATATTTTAAGAAGAATAAATACTGAAGAAATTATGGGAGTAAAACTTATTAACATAATGGAAGCTAAACACAATATTAATCTCGGTGAACTGAAGGTTGATGATTGATGGCTAAATATAAAAAGGTTTCAACTAAGATAAAAAATGAGATTAGAAAGGCTTATGAGTATGGAGTAGATCTTGTAGATCTATCTCTCCAATACATGATTAACTATGGAACTCTTAGAAACATGGCAAGTAAAGAAGAGTGGATCAAGGGAAAGAATAAAGCAATCCTTGAGCAGGCATTTATTGAAGATGATATTACTAAAAGGGTTGAGTTAAGAGATGAGGTCATAGGTCATTATAGAAACCTTCATCAATCGAATCTTTCTTATTTGATGGAACTAGAAAGAGAAGGAATAAGGCCAAAAGTAAAAGCTCATGAAGAAGCACTAAGGAATAGGATAGCAGCAACTACAGAGCTATATAAGCTAGGCAAGGAGATCTTTAGTATTCAAACACCTATGGAAAGAGTGGAGTATGAACTTAAACTAATCAAGCATGAGGTGGGTAAGAAAGCTATCAAGGATGGTGTAGGAGTGATGTTCTTGAGCGATAAGGACGAGGAATAAAAAAAGGGCTAATTAGCCCACTAATTTATTTCATATAGGTACTAAAACAGCAATAGAAACAGGCATTAACATCTAAAAAACCTTTAAATTTTGCTTCAGCTATTGCGTCATCAGGGTTATTAAAACGACCTAGAAAGTTTTTATCTTGGTGTTTTGAGGGAATATATCGACAGCCTAGTACGTGAATTTCATTTGTCTTAAGATCAATACAGTAAAGCATTAAGAAACCTCCTTGTTAGTTAATCTAATAAAAGTATAGCACAAAATATAATGATAACAAAAAAAGGTACTGTGAGAACTTTAGAATTTAGACTTGCGGCTATGAGGCGCAGAACTTTTACGGTCAGAAAATTTTTATTTGGGACTTCCAAAATTTTTAGGAGGATATATGGGTGAAATAATTTTAATTAATGAAAAGCAACTTGCTAAACAGTTTTTAATTACCGAAAGGCAAGTAAGAACTTTATTTAAAAATTTTAAATATGAACCTGGAGTATATCTTTATACCAAATGTGTTAAAGAATATATAAAACAAATAAAAAGTAAGGATGGAGATCATAATCTTGAAGATCAAAAATTAAAAAAAGCAAAACGAGAAACACAAGAATTCAATTTAAAGATATTGAAAGATAAATATTATCCTGATGATGTGGTCCGGGGAATGTTATCTGATATGCTTATAAAATTTAAATCTCAGTTACTCAGCACCAGTAGGAAAATTACTATTGAAATTGAGCAGAATGAAAAAGCAAATATAAAAAAAATTGTAGAAAAACATGTTTTAAAATCTTTAGAAGAGTTAGAAAAATATGATCCTCCAAGCAATAAAGGTGATAGATAATGAGTGAGATAAAAAAAGTAAAAAAATTATTCAAAGAATGTTTGGAACTATTAAAACCACCACTGAAATTAAGTATCAGTGAATGGGCAGATACTCATAGAATTTTATCTTCAGAAGGTTCTAAAGAGATTGGGGCCTGGGAAACTAAAAGAACTCCATACATGATAGAAATTTATGAAAGATTAGAATTTGGAGAAGTCAGAGAGGTAATCCTTATGATGGCTTCGCAACTCGCGAAATCAGAATTTATAAATAATATCTTTGGTAAATATGCACATTTAAATCCTTGTCCAATGCTTCTAGTACAACCTACTGATACTATGGCAATTGCATATTCTAAAGAACGTATAGCTCCAATGATAAGAGATACCTATGTATTAAAAACTAGAATCAAAGATGCAAATTCAAAAAACTCAGGAAATACAGTTTCTCATAAGATGTTTCCAGGAGGATATATAGCTTTTATTGGATCTAACTCCCCAAGTAAATTAGCAGCTAGGCCAATTAAAATAATTTTCTTTGATGAAGTAGATCGTTATCCAGAGTCTTCAGGAAGAGAAGGAGATGTAATATCCCTTGGCAGAAAAAGACTAACTACTTATGGAGATGAAAGTAAATGTATTATCACTGGAACACCTACTGTAAAAACTAAAAGTGCCATAGAAAAAGAATTTGCAAATGGATCACAAGCAGTATGGGAGTTACCTTGTCCTCATTGTGGCGAATATCAAGTATTAGACTTTAAAAATCTAAAATGGATTGATGATGATCATGAAACAGTAGAGATGCTTTGTAATGAATGTGGAGTTTTATCTCATGAAAGAGAATGGAAGAGAGGGAACCAATCTAAAGGGAAATGGATACATAAATTCCCAGAAAAAAAGAAGAAGTTAAGTTATCACCTAAGTGCCTTAGCTAGTCCATGGAGAACGTGGGAATCAATTGTTGAAGAATGGATAGAATCACAAGGTGATATGGAAAAAATAAAAACATTTAAAAATACTGTTTTAGCAGAAACTTGGGAAGAACAAAATATTAAGACAATAGATTATGCAACTTTATTTAAAAGGAGAGAGACCTATGAAGCTGAAGTACCTGAAGGAGTATTGTTATTAACTGCAGGAGTAGATGTTCAACATAATAGACTTGAGTTAGAACTTGTAGGATGGGGATTAGGTCGTGAGAGTTGGGGGATTACATACCAAGTATTTTATGGTAACCCTTCAAAAGAAGAAGTTTGGAATGAATTATATGAATTCTTAAAATCTGATTTCTATTTTAAAGATGGAACTCCTTTAAAGATCTTTGCAACTTGTATAGATACTGGATATAACACACAAAATGTATATAATTTTGTATCTGATAAAGAAGATGAAAGAATCTTTGGAATTAAAGGTCAAGGTGGAATAGTCCCTATAAATAATGGATTTAGAAGAACTAAAAATAATGAAATTAATCTTTATTCAGTTGGAGTTAACGCATTAAAAGATTCAACTATGAGTAAATTGAGAATTAATAAACCTGGACCAGGATATTCTCATTTTCCTAAAAGTCCAGTTAGAAATTATACAGAAGAATACTTTATGAGTTTAACTGCCGAGATACGAGATCCTAGTAGTAATAAATGGATAAAAATGAGAGAAAGAAATGAAGGATTAGATTTAAGAAATTACAATGAAGCAGCTCTAGAAATATATGACTATGATATGAAAATTTTAGCAACACTATCAAAAGAAGATTTAAGTTTATTATCTAAAATTGGATATTTAGAGAGGGAGGATTAATGAGTAATATTACAGGAATAACCTTGGAAATGTGTCAGGTTAAATTAAAAATGTATTTAGATGCTGAAGAAAAAGTATTACTTAGTCAATCTTATGATATCGATGGAAAGGAAGTTACTAGAGCTGATCTAGGTATGATTCAAAAAGGTATAGAAATTTGGAGTAATAGATGTAGAAAATATTCAAAACCTGAAGATGTGGGAATGACAATAGAAAATGTAAGACCGGGAAGACATTAGGAGGAAAAAATGGAAATATCATTCAAGAAAATCTTTCCTGGATTAGCAGCTAGGAGAATAAGGGCAGAAACAAACCTTTATAACGCTGAGAGAACCTATGAAAATATAGTCCAGTATCATAATCATGGAGCAGGAAATCAAAATGCTATGAATTACGATGATGAATTAAATAATGCTGACACTGACATAGGAGAATCTAAAGATACTCTTATGGCTAGATCTAGAGATGAGTATATGGGAAATGCCATAGCTTCTGGTGCGATTAAAAGAATTAGATCTAATGTTGTGGGCGTGGGAATAAAACTTAAGTCATCTATAGATAACAACATTTTAGATATGGATCAAGAAAAAAAAGAAGAATATGAAAAAAGAATAGAGTACCTATGGAGAATTTGGACTGAATCAACTGAATGTGATTGGGGACGAGAATTGAAATTTAGTCAATTACAGTCATTAGCTATATTAACAATGTTAATTGATGGAGAATGTTTTGCAGCATTATCATTTAAACTTCATCCAGGAGAACTATTTGGATTAAAAGTGAGATTATTAGATCCTGCTAGTTGTATTAATCCTTCAGATATTGGAAATAAAGATATAAAAAACGGTGTAGAAAAAGATAAAAACGGGATAATAACTGCTTATCATTTCAAAAAGAGTAAAGAAAATTCGGATACAACTAAGATTCAAGTCCATGGAAGTAAAACCGGTAGAAAAAATCTATTAGTATTGATGGACCGTGAAAGGATAGGACAAAGAAGGGGAATACCTCTAATATCTCCTGTATTAGAAGTACTACACCAAATGAGAAAGTTTACTCATGCAGAACTCATGGCAGCTACTATAAATTCATATTTTGCAGCTTTTATTGAAAATGAAACTGAAGAAACTAAATCTAAAAGTCCATTTAAAAGAAAAGGTGGAAAAGATGTCACATTAAAAAGTGGAATTGTCAGTAATTTGGCTCCTGGACAAAAGATAACATTTCCTGATTCAAATAGACCTAATTCAGGCTTTACCAAATTTATGGAAACTATGTGCGTTCATTTGGGTGCAGCTCTAGAACTTCCACAAGAACTATTATTACTTAAATTTAGTAATAACTATTCAGCTTCTAAAGGTGCATTACTAGAAGCCTGGAAGATGTTAAAAATGAGAAGACAATGGTTTAACAATGATTTTATGCAACCAATATATGAAGAATTTATGGATTATTGTGTAGCTATGGATTATATAGATCTACCAGGATATGAAGAACCTTTAAAGAGAAGGGCATATCATAAAGCTCAATGGTTTGGACAAGCTCAAGGGTCATTAGATCCACTAAAAGAAGTTAAAGCTGCAGAGATAAGAGTAGAAAATCAGTTTACTACAAAAGCAAGAGAAAGTATGGAGATCAATGGTAGTGATATTGGAGATAATATTGAGCAACAAAGCAGAGAGGTAAATAAAATGAAAAAATTTGGATTAATAAAAGAAGGTGGAGAAAATGAGCTTACTTAATATTCTAATGTTAGGAAATAAAAAAGCAGAAATGAGGATTTATGGTGTCATAGGTGAAGGTTGGATGGCAGATGTTACTCCAGAAGATGTTAATCGTGAATTAGATTCCTTAGAAGATGTGGATGAGATAGATATTATGATCAATTCTCCTGGTGGTGGAGTATTCGCAGGATCAGCTATATATAATAGTTTGAGAAGACATAAAGCCAAAAAGAATATATATATCGATGGAATTTGTGCTTCTATTGCTACTGTAGTAGCCATGGCAGGAGATACTATCAACATGGGTAGAACTTCCATGATGATGATACATAAC